GAGGCGGCGGGCGATATGGGCGCTCTTCAACGGGAGGAGTGGTTTGTATGAAAATAACCGTCGAAAACATCTGTGCCGTGTGCGAAAAGCAGGGCTGCAACGAGCCTTGCGAAAAATGGTATGACTGTTTGGAGGGAAAGCCCGTTGACTTTGGCTTCCAAGACGAGGAGGAATAAGTATGAAAGCAAGATTTTTTATCGGGCTGCTTATCGGAGTAGTTCTCGGCGCGCTCATAGCTTGCGGGGTGTATTTCCTTACCGTGGGCGACGTGGCGTGGCAAGAGTACATAGAAGAAAAGCTCGCGCCTAATATCGTCATCGTGCTGTCGTCAATCGGCACGATTCTCTTGGCTGCAACCCCTATTATAAGCAAGATTTCGTCCGCCGTCGAGAAGTTCAAAAAGGCGACGAAAGATGTCAACGATACCGTGGAAAACAACGGTAAAAATGAAAGCCGCATTGCCAGGCTTGAAGAGAGGCTCGGCGTAATCGAGACGACTGCGAAGAATACAGAAAAAATCGTGCGGCTCGGATTCTGCAATACCAGCGAACTCGTAACAAAGGGGTACGCTAACGAGATTGCCAAGGTGGGAGGCGAAAATGAAGGACAAGACGAAGAAAAAGTTGAGTTTGAAGGGTAGGCTTATCCTTTTGGAAATCGCCAGCTTCATCGTTTCAGTCGCTCCGTTGGTCGTCGTTTTTGCGATAAATTGGGACAAGTACGCTGAAACGCCCGCAGATACGGTAAAGCTGTGTTTTGGCGGCGCGCTTATTGTTGTGTTGCTTCTCCTTAAAGTCATCGGCAAATTGCGTATGCTAAGTAGAATTGTATTCTTCGGTATAGTTTTTATTATGGCATACTTATTACAGGCAGTATTGGCGGACATTCTCCTTATCAGTGGTATGGCATTGGCGGGGGAAGTCGTGGACTGTATTTGTTTTCAACGGGCTATCCGAATCACACGGGAGAACATTCTCGTCAATAAGACCGCCGACGCTACCACGCAAAAGGTGGAAGAGGTCATTAAAAAGTACGTCGGCAGCGGGAGAGTATAATGGGCGAAAAGGCAAGAGACTTCTTGAAAAAGAATATCGGCTATATGGTTGTCGGTCTTGTTTCCGCAATCTACATAGCCACCTCGGTCATCACAATGGGGAAAACGGGAAAGACGTTCGGCGAGATTATGGCGGACGGCGCGGTGGTGCTTTTCCTTGGCGTGTTCGTCAATCGGATTTTCGACTTGCAAGGAATGATGAACGGAGACCGGGAGGAAAGGGTGCAAGAGACAATTCGGCTACACGGAGAGGCTGTCGTGCGTGTTTCGCCGTATCTTGACCACCTGGATAAGTGGTGCGAAGAGAAAAATGAGGAAGCGTTGAAAATGCAGCGCACAAAAATCCTTGCAAGCGAAGGAATGAGGTATGATGATTATTTCGATGAAAAAGGCGGAGCAAAGCCTTTTGTTGTCAACAAAGACAGGCTCAAAGACAAATTCCTTCGCGGTGATGAGATTAAGCGGCTGCGGTGTTTCCGAAAGGCTCTTCGGCTAAAACTTACTCCGCTTACAGCAAGCGGGCTAACGAGCGAGGGCGGCAAGAAACAAGACCCGTATTATCTCGGCAGGACAAAATCGCAATATGAGCGAGGGGCGACGATTTCCGATGTTATTACAAAAGTCATCATTGCTTGTCTGTTCGGTTATTACGGCGCGGAACTCGTACAGGATTTCAGCTATGCGGACTTGATATGGAAAGCCTTACAGATAGGGATTTTCTTTATCACGGGCGTTATCAAAATGTATCAGTCCTATATGTTCGTTGTGGACGAATACAGGGGCAGAATCGTCAAAAAGATAGACAATTTGCAAAAGTTTGAGAATTACATCAATTCCGAAAAAATTACGGAGGTGGAAGAAAATGGCGTTGAGCAACAAGTTTAATCAGCTCTCACTTTATGGCGGCGGAAGCACTCCGACGTGGAAGCGGCTCGGATATTCCTCGCAAGCGGAGTATATCAACGCGCTGACCGGTGCAGACGGAAAAAAGAAAATCCCGACCACTTTGGAAGAAGCCTACGGGTCGAACAGCGCAATTCAGCTTTCCCCGCAAGACAGGCTCGGAAACTTCGACCAAGATGTCGTCGCAAAAGTTTGGAATGGCGGCGGGAGTGGCGGCGTAACCGATGAGGGCGTTGTCATCGGGAATCCCAACGTGGAAAAATTTCCGACCATAAAAAACAGTTCAAGCGGAAAAACATCGACAGATACGCTTGCTTCAATGAAAGAAACAACTCCTACGGCAACGGGCGGCGGGAGCGTTCCTGCGGGCAACGACGGAACTTCTGCGGGAACGGGCGGCGCGGCTACGGCAACGGGAAGTAACGAATTTGGCGCGAAGTATCAAGGCAACGATTTCCTGGGATGGTACAGAGCGAACTACGGCGCAGACTATGACCCTTCGCAGGGATTTTCGAGAGGGCAGGGTATGTCCGATGTCGATTGGGCTATCGGAAACAGTCTGTACGGCACATATCTAACAGGGCAGACGTTAGATAAGTATTACAATCTTGGCAAAGAGCAAGTGGAACAAAACTATGGGCAATCCATAGAATCGCTTGATACGAGCAGGCGCAATTCGCAACAGGCGGCGAGCATTACGTTGGATAAGCTCAAAAAGTATCTTCCGGCACAAATCAAGTCGCAGGGTCTCGGCGGCTTGGGTGTGAGCGAATCCTCTATGTTGCAAGCATATACCGACTATAATAATCGTATGGGCGATATTGAAAGCGATTATAATGCCACAAAATCCACGTTAGAGGCAAATAGAAATGCTACGCTTGCAGACCTTGAAAGCAACTATCTGCGAGAAACAGGTGATTTACAAACAGGGGCATTAAAAGATACGCTGGATATTTTTAATCAATATCTTTCCGATTATAAGACAGAACAAACGGAATTGTATAATCAAGCACTTTACGCCTTGGAGAGCAGCGGATATAGCACAGAGGAAGAGCTGACCTCTTTCCTCAATCAATATCGCGGAGTTCTCAACAATGAAAACTTGCAGACCCTTGAACAAACGGCAAAGGGCATTGTAGCTCAAAACGCCGAGCAGAAGAGGTTGGAGGCGGAGCAAAAGGCGGAGGCAGACAGACAGCAGGCATATCAAGCCATTGTTACCAATATCGACTATATGCTTGTTGACCCCAGCAATTTCAACGACAACGGAGTGCTGACGGAAGAGGGAAAGAATCGTATGCTTCAATACATCGAGAGTAATAGGTCGGCTCTCGGCGAACAAACGTATAACGCTTATAAGAGCCAAATCGAATCTATGAAGGTTTATACCGAAGCTGATAGACAGAAAGAGGAGGCGGAGGCGCAAGCCGAAAAAGATAAGCGAATCATTACGGGACAGGAATCCATAGAGTACGACGGAAGATATTATCAGCTGCAATCGCAACTTGATAAAAATGCAAATCAAATCAAGAGAAACAATGACTTCAAGGACAAATTAAAAGCCCTTGGTTACTCCGACCCGTTTGACCCGAATATCCCGAACGGAACGACCATTAAGAGCAATGTCGACAACAGAGGCTCGAATGATTTCAATTTCTGGGACGACATCGGAGCGTTTCTTCTTTCGCCTTTCGGTGCGGGCGCTTGGGACTCTTGGGGGAATTGGAACGAGATTACTATGACCTATTATAATGGGAATTGGTACTTGTCCGCAGAGGTATAAAAGGAGAATAATATGGCATATACACTAACTCCTTCGGATAGAAGGGCAAGAGCGCAGTCTTTTATGCAAGAACGCGAAAACCGCCGCTTCGTCTCTCAATATGCCGACAGACAGAAAGAGGCGTTGGAGGAAAGTGAACGTCAGCGTTTACAACAGGCTCGCGCAGAATATAAGGACAAAGAGAGTCAAAACTTTTTTGTTCGCGGTCTCTCCACAATAGGCGATTTGGCGGCGAACGTGATTACAGGCGCGGTAAAGGGTCTCGAAGGCATTTACGACCTCGGAGCGGGTATTGTCGGCGGAATCGGCGGGATTTTCGATAAGGACTTTCAAAACAGCGTTCAAGAGCATATCGCATACGATTGGACGACAGAGACTATCGGGAATCCGTTGCAGGAATTGACAAAATACTCGTATTTGAAAGACGGCGGAATTATCGAAAGCGTTGCGAGCGGCGTCGGGCAGATGTTGCCCGCC